CAAGAAGCTTATCTATACCTTCGGTGCAATATATAGCGGTGAGGGTAGGAGAATAAATAAGGAACACATAGCAAAGGTATATGCAAAGTTGGCTCAAGACCCAGATTTGTATGTATACCATGATGATATGTGCTATATTGCTATGCGCAAGAATGGCTTGCAAGAGGTACATAAGGTTTCAAAGGAACTTATCACTGAATCATGGGGTAGCCAAAGAGAAGGTATTATCAAGAATACGGTTAAGATAATATTAGATAACGTTATTGGTTTGGAATCAATTAGCGATGCTTATGAATTGGAGAGAAAAATAGCGGAAGAATTCTTTCACGGTGATATGTCCACACACGGCAACATAAGGAAATTTGAACCAATGGTTGCAAACATACTAACAAAGGAACTTGGCTATCCTAATAATCCAACAAATGAAGAGGAAGTAGAATACTTGAAGAAAATTCTGAGATTTATATGGAATTTTCAACTCAAGAAGAAAATAGCCCCATCAGCAGTCTGCAAACTAGATAAAATCTGGGCAATGGATAACTTTGAGAGTCTTGTTTCAAAGTATAAACCATTGTTGGATGAATTGGAGGCAAGCGGTCAAGATGTTGATGATTATGGAAATTCTGAATATGAGATTATTCCAATTGATGATTTTGATACAGCTAAGAAATGGGGTGATTATTCATTTCCAGGAGGTAATAATGAATATGGTAGATTATGTTACACACAAGGTAGAACCACTTGGGAAAACTATACAAAAAGTGGTAGGAACAAGGTATTCCTTTGTTTAAATAAAAACACTTGGAATAAATGGGATAATGGTAAGTATCCTCCAGATGACGATAAGACACCATATGACGAGTATGGTTTGTCAATGATTTGGGTTTTCATAAATCCAGATGGTAAAATGGTGTACTCAAACACAAGATGGAATCACCACATGCAAGCAAAGATACCAAATGGGGGGTATGGTGGTGAGGATACTGACCATTCATTTGATGAAAGGTCTCTTGAGAGAGTTATAAGAATACCTTTCAAAACTGCATTTAAAGTTGAGGTTCTTAGTGATGGTAATTTAACTGAAATCGCAAACGAGAAGCTTGACAAAGTAAATAGAGGCGAAAACGACTTATATAATGAGTTTCGTGGTGACAATTGGGGATTAGGTTATTGGCATAAAAGCTATAATATTGTTGCTGTTTGGTATTCTAAAAGTTATGATAAAGAAAAGTGGAATTTCATTAGGGTTAGAAATGGTGCTGGAGAACTGATGTCTCCAAAGACTTGGTTCGATAGCATTACAATGTCAGGTCCTGATGATGTTAGATACCAAAATTATCTAGCCACTGTAACTATTGATGAAAAGAAAAACATCCTTGATGTAGATGGTAATTTTATGTTACCAAATAACATGTGGTGTAAAAAGATTCAACTAACTAACCTTTTTGGTGAATTGGGGGCAAAACTAGAAATTGGGGATGTTAAAAATATTTTAACAGAAGATGGAAGATTATTGCTTAACGAATGGGCTTCAACTATTGATATAAAACAAGATAATGTCATTGTAATGAAAAAAGATGGCTCTATTGCCGTTTTAGATAAGGATAGTGGAGAATTAGTACCAGTAAAAGATATAATTGAGAAAAATATAATGTATGGGGAACCAGTACCTGATTCCTTAAAACGTTTGTATTGGAAAGAAAACGGTAATATCATAAATTTTGATGGTGCTAAAAATATTGTTGACGAAAATGGTAGAATAATATCTGATATTTGGTTTAGGAGAATTGATATATGGGATAACGGTTGGTATCGTGTAACAACGCATAATTATGCATGCAACCTTATGAACATAAACGGTGAATTTATATATGATAAGCCACTTCCAGAATGGCCTATAGATATTAGCATACTTAATGACTTTTTTGTGATATGTAAAAATAGACATTATAATTTAATAAAAGACGGTAAGCTGCTTATCGATAGTGATGACACAGATAATTGGCTTGATGGATATAGCATAGTTGACAATGAGATAATCGAAATTTCATGTAACGACAAACACAATTTTATTGATAAAAACTTTAAATTGTTGTGGGATGCACCAAGAAGGAAATGGTTTGAAGCATATCAAGCTGATGATTATGAAGGTGGAATGGTAAAATCTTTCAAGGTTATGTATGAGGGTAAATGGAATATCTTCATACCATATAAGGGGTTGATGTTCGAGGAAGGATATGATTACTTGCATGAAGGAGGCATTAAAGGCGTGTACATCGTTGGTGTTAAGAATGAAGAAGATAAAATGCGTTATAACTATTTTAACGCCAATGATAGTTTGTTAATGTACAATCACCCATTATCTGAATGGTTTGATGATGCTTATAACTTCTTTGAAGGTGAAAAGTTGGCCTTAGTGGTAAAGGGTATGCACAAAAATCTGTTTAGGACTGACGGTACTGTAGTATTTAACGAATGGAATGTTAAGGATATAAGAGGTGGAAGACATGAAGAAGATTTGTACTATGCGATTAGAGACGATGGCATGAAGACAATTGTGGATGGTTTGAAAGGCACGGTCATTTCAAACCAGTGGTTCTATGATATATTGCCTCTTTCTGATGATAGTAATATCGCCATATGTACTTTGTCTAGTGATGGTAGTGATTACATATATTTCAATAAGTCCTATGGTAAATTTTTCTCACTTAAACCAAAGTTCGGAGAATATGATTTTGAAAGCAATCCAATTACGGATTCAGTAGAGAGTTATGTATATGAACATTTTGGTGAGAGTTGTACTGTTACAAATTGGGGTGAAATGGAAGGGTATGGAACGTTATACAAAATAACCGAATATTTTGAGGCTGAAACCGAAAGTCTTTCAAATGTAATGATTATTGAAAACGGAAAGCCTAGACTATTAATTCCAAAGTGGTGCAGACGTATTGTACATCCTCTTGGCTTTGCTGTTCCTTGCAGTTTTTCACAAAACAGGAAAAATATATTCAACCTAAAGACTTGTTCATTCCTTTTCGAGAAAGGAATTAATTCCTATGATGTTTCAAGGGAAGAGGGAATTATAGCTGTTTATGCTGGTAATCTTGCAAATATTATCGATTCACAATGTAATATAATGTTTGACGAATGGCCAAAAAACATTGATTACATTGTCGGTGATTTTTACTACATATATTATGATTCCAATAAACGTTATCTATGTAATATAAAGAACAAGGCGTTAGCACCTTTCCCTAAAAATGTTGATAGATTCACTATTGAAAACGCTAGTAGATTGGAAGGATATGCTATCGTGCATGATATGAACGATTATTCGGTTGGGTTGTTGACACCTAATTGCGAGGTTCTATTTATGGATGGTTGGACAAGCATAGAAATATACAAGAGACCGCTTATTATTAATTTAATATATTCTGGAGAAGGCGAAGGTAGATATAACTATGGTAATGTTGAAACTGGTGAATATTGGTCTCCTAATAGTCCAATATATTATAATACTGGCGGTAAGTGTGTTAAGGATGGTAAGTTCAACTTTATTGAACAAGGAACATATGAGTATGTATTACCAGAATGGGCTGACAGCGTTACCGATTTTGATGAAAACGGAAGAGCTGTTGCAATGGTTGGCAATAAACGCTATGTTGTTGAATTAAATCCAATGAATCCAAACTTTGCTTGGCTTAATTTTGAAGAAACCCAAACACAAACTAATGAGGTAGTTACCATAACCAAAGGTGAGCTTATCACTGAAGGCGGCTGGAGTACTACCAAAAAGCGTATTGTCTCTAGGACATTGGACATTTTGAAAGAAAATCTTCCTTGGGCAAGCGATTTTCAATTACAGAACATTGAGAAAGAGATAGTCAAGGACTATTTTCACGGCAGACAAGCTAGCCACCCAAAGTTTAGAATATATGAGCCGATGGTAGCTAAAATCTTAACTGGAGAGTTCGGTTGGCCACAAAACCCTAAGTCCACCAATAAGGACGAAATAAGGGAGCTTACCAAATTGCTCGACTATATTTGGTTCATAGTCAATAATGGTGGTAGTGTTGACATCACTTGCAAATACAACGATTTCCTAGGCAAGATGGAATGCGATGATTTCGAGACGTTGATGAATAAGTTCTATGAAGATGCCAAGGCATATAGTGAGCAGTTGGATAGCCAAGATAATGGAAATATAACAGAATCTCATTATGAAATAAGAAGAGTAGATTCATTTGAGGAAGCAAATAGAGACTTCTCAGAATGGTCATATCATGGTCTTCCACTTTGCTTTACAACTGGCCGTGCGCAATGGGAAAGATTCACAAGAGATGGAAGGACTGCATATGTCTGTTTAAAGGAAGGATGGGATAACGAGGAACTATTCCCAGAGATAAAGGGAGAGAATTTCCCATATGACAATTATGGTTTGTCAATGATTTGGGTTTTTGTCGATGAGGATGGAAACCTAACCAACTGTTGCATAAGATGGAATCATAATGGCGAAAATGATATGTCAAAGTATCCATATGGCGGTACTGGTGCTGATGATGCATTGTCAGAAACAGCAATTTCAAATATTGTAGGCGTGAAATTTGAAGACAAGTTCGTAGGCAATAATAGATTCAAAAAAGAAGTTGAAGACGTAGTATCAAGATTGGCAAATGGAGAAAGCGGAGTAGATATATTTGAAGATACCTTTGAAAGACTTAACAATAATATTGGTTTGGTTGGGTTGGATAACAAATACAATTTATTTGACATTAGAACAAATGAAATTATCAATCCTAACTTATGGTTTGACGGTGTTGACATTGATGGTGCTTATAATATTGATAATACTGTTTGTCTAGTTCGAATTGGTGATAAGATTAATTTTATAAATTTGGAAAATGGAGAACTAATATATCCTAGCTTATGGTTTGATGGTTTTGATGAAACGGCTGATACTATGGAGGTTTTTGTTGGGAATAAGATTAACTTGATTAATCTTAACGATGATAATCCACATTTGCTTTTACCTAAGTGGGCATTATCAGTTAGCTTGTATAATTCTGATTATAATTTTGATGACGAAGATTTTTATGCTCATTTTATATTATTCGAGGACGGTAGTTTGTATGTTGCCATGAATGAAGATTTTAGCAATTTGTACAGCGTGCTTGATATTCTGAATAGTGAAGAAGAGGATAAAGTTAAACTATTGTATGATTTAGGGGGTGAGATATACGAAAATGGTATAGTAAAAATAGGAAATTATTATAACTTGTATAATGAAAATGGTGATTATATAGTAAGTCCATATTTCTTTACTAAAATGGAAGAGACTGAAGGCGGTAACTTTAAGGTGGAATATTATAATGAAGCTACTGATTCCAAAAGTGTTAATATATTGAAACCAAATGGAAAACTATTATTTGATTTGCCATTTGACTCTTTCCCATATAGGATTACCCCATATTTCAATAGTACTGTCTTTGTTACTCAGTTCGATTTCCCTAATATTGGACTACGAGCTAATATTTCGGATACAAACGGAAACTTTGTCTTCAATGGCCCAAGTGAAGAATGGCCAATTGGCGTTAAGCGAATTGCTAGTAGTAACTATTTGGTGGTTAGAGTACCTAATCATAAAAACAATATATTGAACAGTAATTTACAGTTTGTTTGGAATAAACCATATGACGAGTGGTTTGATTATGTTGACTACAGTAATTTACACACAATGTATGGTTTGGTGTTGGTTGGGATAGGCAACAAGAGAAACTTTATTAATTGCGAAACTGGTGAGCTAGCAATTAAAGAAGAACCAGAAAATTGGTATGATACAATTACAATAATGAAGGAAACTGAAGATGGCGTTATCTATAGAGTTGGGGAGAATGGAAGAGAAAACATAGTTTTTGAAGATGGTATTACTAGACTATTTAACAATGATGAATGGCCTTACAGATGTCTACCACAAAACGATGCTGCTTTAATATTCTTGAGAGACTCATCAGGTCCATATATGCTTTTTGATTTGGTTAATAAATCGTATATATCTGACGAAGTGTTTGAGGACGTTGATATTGCTGATGGTGGAATAGCGTTATTTGGAAAAGATGGTACTGAATATTATTATAACTATGACACCAATACTCTTATTAATATGAAAGAGGAAAGAAACAATAGATTATTGAACTTTCAACCAGAAAATATACAAGAGGGTGATAAGGAGATAACGACATTCATACCAAATAAGATGTATCGTATTACTATGCCATATATTCATGGAACTCATTCAAATATAATAATAAACAATAACGGTCACTATGAGTATCTTTTTGATGAATGGTTTAAGGAAATACGTACACCAGTAGGTAATGCAATGGCTATCAGTGATTCAAGTGATACATATTACATTTATGATATTTCAAAACTAGAGTTGGCATTCTCAGAACCTTTTAAAATTTATGACATCAAAGATGACGGAATTACTGTCATGAGAGAAGGAAATGATTTTAGGAATCCTAGATATAATATAGTGACACCACAATGTACTTTGTTATTTGATGAGTGGGTATTAGAAATTGGCAATCAAGAACCATATAGGATAGTCAAACTATCAAATACTGAATATAACCTATTTGATGATAAGACTAAGAGTTTTATATCGAAAGAGAATTATATGAGAATAAAACAGTTGGAAAATGGTGTGTATGATGTGGTAAAATATTTTAGAAATGAAGGAAACTTTTTCCATAATCTTTTAGGTAAAAACGGAGAACCATTATTCAAGGATTGGTGGAAAGACATCGGCACTATCTCTGACAACTCTGCTTGATTCTAGTTGGCAATATAATTTTGGTAATATATACACTGGAGAGCTTGTATCAGAAAAACCAGTCAAATTCTTTAACAATATTGCAAAAATAGAGAAAAGTTTTGATGGAACAAATAAAGTTAATTTTATCAACTACCAGTTAGAGACTTTATTACCACAATGGGCAGATAACGCAGAATCTATAGATGAAGGGCAATATGTTAAGGCTATATTCAATGGTCAAGAGCGCATTTATAGAGTCGAAAATGGTGTTCTAATACCACAAGATAAGGTTTATACAATCCCATTCGACTTTACACAATGTAATTATAACTCAATTCAGTTGGGAGACCATAAGTTAGAATATACAATGATAGGTTGGAGACAAGGACAAAGTGAACATACAACCACATATAGGCAAAAGGTCGTAGTAACCACTTCAGACGGTAGAAGTGCCAATAGAATATATACTCAAAGAGGTGATGAATCTTGTATATGGAAGATGCATGATGCATATGAAAGTGTGTGCAGAGAATTGGGAATAAGACCAGCTATGGTTAAAGACTAAAGAAAGGAGCAATCAGCAGTGATTGCTCTTTTTTTATGAATGAATATTTATAAATGAAATAACTTTTGAAAGTTGCGTTATATTTATTAAAATTTAGAAAGTTACAATTATGATTTACGATAGACAGCAAATGGCGAAGGACTATGCAGCTTGTTATGCTGATAAATCTAGGATACTATTCATAGAGAAGTACTTCTCCACCTTCAATGCAACGAAGGGTAAGAAGACGCAGTTCCATTGTTTCCCAAGACAGAAAGCTTTCCTAAAGGCTTTGGCTGAAAACAGGAACGTTGTTGCAATTAAGCCAAGACAGTGCGGTATCACTACATTGTCAAGCGCATGGGCTGCTGCTCAGTGTGCATTTGCACCGAAGGAAGCACCAGAAACTATATTGTGTATTGCGAACAAACTTGAGCAAGCACAAGAGATTATCATCAAGGTACGTGATTTCCTCGAACAAGTACCAAGATGGTATTGGGGTAATGAGTTTTTCTCACCAGACCCTAATTCAGAGAAAAACATAACATCAATCTTTAAGAAGGACGCAAAGGGTGAACTAAAGTTGTTTAACGACTGTAGAGTCATAGCTCGTGCATCTGGCCCTAATGCCTCTCGTGGTATTTCTGCTGTATCGGTATTGATTCTTGACGAGGCAGCATTTATCGAGGAAGGTGTGGCAGCATTCACAACTGCTGCTGCAACTATGGCATCAAACCCAAACTCAAAGACCGTTATGGTATCCACCCCTAACGGTAGAGACGAGTTGTATTACAACACATACAGACAAGCATTGAGCCATGAGAATAACTTCGTGGCTGTTCAGTTCCGTTGGTATCAAGACCCAAGATTCAACAAGTTCCTTGTATGGAAAAAGAAGAATGAGGAAACTGGTGAATGGCTATTTGACCAAGACCAAATAATCGATGCAGAAGGTAATGTTAAGTATGACGAGGAACGTTGGGCTAGGCTTGAGCATATGGGTTGGAAGCCTACAGCACCTTGGTATGAGGACATGTGTAAGTCATTCAACAATGACTCCATCAAGATTGCCCAAGAGCTTGATGTATCGTTCATGGGTTCTGCTGATAACGTTGTTGCACCAGAATTCATTGAAATGCAAGAAAAACTTAATACAAGAGAGCCGTTGGAGGATTTTGCAGACCCACTTGTTGAAGAGACTTGGTTCTGGAAGAAACCTATTGACGGACACCGATATATCCTTTCGTGTGACCCATCTAGAGGTACGTCTGCTGACCGTACAGCCATTGAGGTGATTGACATGGACGGTAGGGATGAGAATGGTATGCCTATCATCGAGCAAGTCGCTGAATACGTGGGAAAGAAGCTTGGTGATGACATTGGAGCATTGTGCTACCAATATGCCACAATGTATAATGAGGCTTTCATTGTTGTGGATGCAACTGGTGGTCAAGGTGATGCTGCAATCATAACCCTTCTTAACATGGGATACAAGAATATGTACTATGAGGATATGAGCCAGAAGACATACATGGTGCAGAGGTCAACAAAGAACTATGACGGATATACGGATAAATTGCCAGGTTTCCATTTCCAAGGAAACCGTTACCCAGTATTGTCAAACTTTGCTGGACTTGTACGTAACAATGAGTTCAAGATTCGTTCAGCTAGGGTTATCAATGAGTTGGAAACTTGGATATTCAAGGGCGATAATGCAAGAATAGACCACCAAGAGGGTGCTCACGATGATACAATCTGTTCACTTGCAATGGGACTATTCGTTATGCAATATACTGTCAATAGAATACATAACACTGTCAATAAGGACAAGGCAATGTTGAATGCCTATATGATGTCAAGTGCCATAAACATCAATAAACCAAAGATGGGAAATGGTAGAACAATTGCCCCTCAAACTGGTCTCCCATTCTATAACAGCAATAAGGCTGTTAAGAAATTTGAACATGTAAATGGTACTCATATGTGGCTATTTGGAGCGATGAAATAGGTATGAAGTAATATTTATATTTATATTCAAGAACTTATATTTTATAATAAACAAAAGATAAATGGCAAAGAAAAATACAGTTTTCCAAGCTCTAGATAAAGCTATAACTGGCAATTGGGCTTCTCCTACCACATCAATAGCAGAGCCTCATATCAATTCATATGATATGACTCAGCATAGTGACAATGCAGTGTTATATAGAACCACTGACAAGGAGGACTATTTGCAGAAGAAGCTTGAGCTTCAACAAGATAGATACTTGAAAGATAGATGGATTAAGGCTAACGTTAATCTGTCTGTAACTGCATATGCTGGTCTTAATAACATCAAGCTTATGTATCGTGATGCTGACTTGATGGATGCATTCCCAGAGATAGGTGCGGCACTTGACATAGTATCAGAAGAGAGTACAATCGTTAACGATAGGGGAATGGTTGTAAACGTTTATTCAAAGTCTGAGAGAATCAAGAGCATTCTTGAGGATTTGTTCGTAAACCGTCTTAATATTCAATTGACTGGACAGATGATTATCCGTGCGATGTGTAAGTATGGTAATCAGTTTATGCTATTGGATATTGACCATAAGAATGGTGTTAAGGGTTGGAAACAGCTTCCAGTATTTAACATAGAGAGAATTGAGAACGGCATTCAAAATCCATATGGTGCTGGTGCATCAATTGCCGTAAACGGTATAACAAAGGATGATGCAGACCTTTCAACTCAGTTTATTTGGTTGGATGACAACAATTCACAAGTTCCTTTCCGTGATTGGCAGATTGCTCACTTCAGATTGCTTACCAACTCACTATACTTACCTTATGGTGTGAGTTACCTTAACGCAGCACGTAGACACTGGCGTATGCTTTCTCTTATGGAGGACATGATGCTTATCTATCGTCTTGAACGTTCATTTGAAAGACGTGTGTATAAGATATTCGTTGGTGCTATTGACGATGCAGACGTTCAAGGATATGTAGAGAGGATTGCAAACGAATTCAAGAGAACTCCAATTATTGACCCAGTGACTGGTCAAGTTGACCTTCGTAAGAATATCTTGTCAATCGACCAAGATATATTCATTCCAGTTAGAGACGAGTCAGCTCCAACACCTATTGATACACTTGCAGCAGGTCAGAACATGACAGCTCTTGATGACATCAAGTTCGTGCAGAACAAGGTTATGACCGCACTTAGGATACCAAAGTCATTCCTTAACTTTGAGGAAGGTGTAGGTGATGGAAAGAATCTTGCACTTATGGATATTAGATTTACAAGAACTGTTAATAGAATACAGCAAGCATTCTTGATGGAGTTGACAAAGGTTGCATCAATCCATTTGTTCTTGTTGGGATTCAATGATGAGTTGACCAACTTCACATTGTCAATGAACAACCCATCAACACAAGCAGAACAGCTTGAGATTGAGAACATGCAGAAGAAGATTGATGCAGTTAGAGACGCAGTATCAGACCCAGGTAATGGTCTACCAGTTATGTCACAGACTCGTGCATTGAAGCAGATTATGAAATGGTCTGAGAAGGAAATCAAGGAGAACCTTGAGGAGATACGTCTTGAGAAGGGTATTGCTGCTGAACTTGAGAAGACAACGCAGATTATTAAGAAGACTGGTATCTTTGACACCGTTGATAGAATCTATGGAGAACCTGGAGCTGAATATCAAGATGATATGCAAGGAGGCCAAGGCGGTATGGACGGTGGCATGGGCGGTGGAGGCCCTATGGGTGGTGGAGGCGCACCACCTCCTCCAATGGGAGATTCACCAGACATGGCTAGCGATATGGGTGACATCGGAGGTCCAGGTGATGACAC